CCTTTAACAGCAGCAGGAGCAGTGTTGATTACATCCCAAATAGTAGCAATGATGTTGCCTGATGTCAATGCACCTGAACCTGCAGATACAGCACCTGAACCAGCTGCTTTAATCAAAGTCTCAAATCCATCGTACTGACCAGCTGTAGCGTTTACACCTGACCACATGATAGTTTCGTTAGCAGCAGCGATACCACCTACCAAACGGCCGATGATAGCATCTTGGATTTGAGTGTTTACGCGACCGCTCATTACATCAGCTGTTGTCCAGTCGATGAAGAAGTCTTTCTTACAAATTTGACGCTGTACTTGGAATTCTTCCAAAGTCAAAATGCGCTCGGTCAAAGTGATTGTTCCAGTTGGAGTGAAATCACATGTACCTGCAGCGAATGATACAGTGTCATCAATTTTACGTACTACTGACTTGTATGGTACGTTTGGCTTCATTGTCACGTACTGTGCAGATACGTTTGACAACAGTGCCTTTGCTACGATTTCACCAGCTAATTCACCTGCATAGGTGGTGGTGAGTGAAGTTGTTGTTGGCATTTCTAATTAAATTTATGAGGTGAATTATTTACTTTGTTTAGCACGCAGATTTTCCATGAAGTCGCTGAATGAGTTACCATTCGATGCAACTACAGGTGCTGCGTTTTTCTTAAATTCTTGTGATTTTACAGATGGAACAGCAGGTGCTTTCTTAACTGAAGCTAGTTCAGTCTTCAATGCTTCTGCATCCTTCTTAGCAGTTTCTACTGCTGCAGCTAGTTCAGTCTTTTCAACTTCTAGTGCGGCAATGCGCTCAGACAAATTACCGATTACAGCAACTAAATCTTCGCTGCTCATTTCGGTAGATTGTTCTTCACGTTCGATTTCGGCAATCATTCCGTCTTCTCCAACGGATACTTTGGTCACACCATCTTCAAGCAGATAGTCACCTGCAGGCACTGGCACTGGATTTCCTTCAGCATCCATTGTGTAGATGTCCACACCAACTACCCACTGATCAGCGGTAGAATAGATTTTAGTACCATCAGCCAAAGTTCCTTCTACTGCAAACTTCAATTCCGTTGCCGGTGCTTCGCTTGCTGTAGTTTCTTCTTCGAACTTGATACCCACTGTTGAAGGATCAATGCCGTACTTATTGAATACGGATTTGATTTGTTCTTTTATATTCGACATGTTTGGTATTTGGGTATAGTAGCAAAAACAGCGTTTTGTTACATGTACTTACATGTCTTATCTTAGCGGTATAAATAAATACCCATTTTATGAAAGCAAACCCTGAATTCATGACAAAGAAGATTTCAGTACGTCTAACTGAAAAGCAGTACAAGGCTGTGATGAAAAATGCGAAAGCAAGCAAGATGACCGTAGCAGAATATTCGCGTGCGTGTATGCTGTAAAAAAAAGAAGGGGCTCGTTTGCCCCTATCTTTTAATCTAAAACCTAAATCTCTTATGACGTTTATCTAACCAACGTTCGGCAAATATATATCAATTTTTCAAACCTGCAAGAATGTTGTCTAATTCCAAAACTAATTCTGCTTCGTAGTTTTTCACACCACTCATAGCTACACCCACTTCATTAAAGAAGCCTTCTATGCTGTAGCCTTTTACCTTTCCTTCCTTCACATCATTCCATACGTGGTCTTGATCGACTTTAGTTCCGATGAACCATGTGCCATCTGGTAGATCAGGCAAGCCCAGTTCGATGCTCTTATCATTCTTGCCTTCCTTTAACCATGATTCAACCACTGTCACACCTGTTACAGGTATCTCATGCTGCAGATTTGTGGTGTGCTGCAGGTTCTTTTTGAAGAACTGATGCGCTATTGCTTGCACTGTTGCCTTTTCAAAGTACACATAGTATGGTTCTCCCTTGTCATCGTAACGCAGTATCTCTTTATCCGGTATAAGCGCAGGTCCATATAGCATTCTGCGTTCATCATTTATTGCGCTTAACTGCACTTTAGAAAGTGCAATCCAGTTTTCTTCGATTGCGGGCATGTCCACTAAGCCCATTGCCGTAATACCTAAACGGCCTTCTTCGTCAATTACACACTTAACTACTTTTCTTTTTTCCATGATTTAAATATATTTATTTTATCCTACTCTTGCTAAGTCTTCTACGTTTTCGCGCACTTCTTGCTGGCTTGCTACATCACCTGCTAACACATATGCACGTGGCAAGTATTGATCCGGGCGATTTGCTACGAACTGCGCAGCGAATGGATTGAACGTGGCAGGTTGTGAATCCGTTCCACCACCTCCACCTCCACCGAATGAAGGTGGATTCGCACCATTGTTACCGCCCGATGTACTGCCTTGAAATTGTTGCGCTGCAATAGTAGCCACATTAGCCAAACCGGCTGCTACTGCTACGCCTGCAGCCACAAAAGGCGCACCCGGAAAGGCAACAGTAATTGGATTCTTTGCAGTGCTTGCAAAAATAGCGTTTGCAGATTCGTAGGTGCTAATGGTGGCCTGTGCAATACTAATAGCTTTTTGCACTTTAAACGCAGCCTTCGCAGTCTTTTCGTTGTTCTTTCCAAATGCCGATGTGATTTGTGCAATACCATCCAGTGTTTGCTTGGCGAAATCTAGCTTTTGCATTTGCGCATTTTTTTCAATCTGCGCTACTTCATCAGCGTTCATCTGTGCAATGATTGCAAGCTGTTCAGCATTTCCTTTTGCACCATCGCGCATGGCTGCATACTTTGCATCAGCCATTGCAATTTCTTTATCTACACCTTCCTGCATTAACTGAATACTGAAATCTTGTGCGCTTCGCTGTGCTTCCAGTTCAGCATTAAAATCAGTTATCCCTGTCCGTTCAGGACCACCACCTGCAGTATCCTGTTCTATCTTCTTAGTAATGGCTGCATTTAGTTCGAATATTCTGCGCTTTAATTCCAACAAACGTTGCCCAGCTTCTTGAGCCTTGCGCAATCTGTCATCTTCGCGCCTTTGCTGTTCATCGGAAGCTTTCGAATCTGCTTCTTGAATCGTTTTACTAATGTCTTTTAACGCCTTATCTAGTGCTTGATTTTCTTTGACTGCAGCATCTAAACGATTCTTTTGATATTCATCTAATGTACCACCACGTTCTTCTACCAACTTCGCGTTATCAATAAATCGCTGATTGATTTCTTTTATTTGGTCGCTGTATTCTTTGAACTGCTCACGTGCTAGTTTTAGATTGCCATTAGACTTTTGGATTATCTCATCACGCTTTTTATCTACATCACTGCCTACTGTGTTTGCGTATTCTTTGACGTTATCCAACGCATCCTTTGCTCGCTGTTTAGCCTTCTCTGCTTCTTCTGCTGCTTTAGTATTAGTCAAACCAATAGCATCTGATAACGCTAATACACTATCCTTTAAAAATGTAACTGAATCGGATAGACTAGTGAATATGCTACCTAATGCACCACCTGAATTCTTTAATGCTTCAAAGTTGCTAATGATACCTACCAGCACAGTGCCTAGCAAAAAGATAGGGTTAGTCAGTAACGCCTTACCTAAATTGCCCAGCGTAGACGTTAAGCCTTTTAACCCTTCGCTTACATCCTTTAATTTTAAGTCAGCAGCATTTTGAGCAAATAGCTTAGCACCTTCTGCAGCACCTTGAAAATCTAACGATAGTAAACGTGACGTGACAAGACCAATCGAACCGCTAACCTTTTCAAACGCACCACCCGCCTGTGTACCTACTGCCTGCGCTGCATCCTGAATCTTATCTTTGAGTTCACCCGCTGCCCTCGATAAATCACGATACTTCTGCGTCTGTGGATCAGTGTTAGCTAACTGCGTTTGTAATTCACGCAGCTGTGCCTTCAGCGATTTACCAGCGTTATCTGCGCTATCGAAAGCAGTGCCTAATTGCTTTAGGTTCTGCTCACTTTTAGATGTGTCAATTTCAAATGTCCTTACAATAGGTTCAGCCATTAGTAGATGAGTTTATAGATTAAATAAATAACACTTAGTCCTAGCAAGATGCGCCATGTGTACAGCGTAACGTACCACAACACACGCTGCCATTTGCGAAGTGAATAGTTGTGCTGTTTGTTCACCGCTATTCCTAGCTGGATGTAGCGCATTGAGTTTTTGATTGAGTCCATTTATATTGATTTGCTTTGTTGGTATTGCAATGAAGCTGTAATTAAGAATCCTTCAGGGTATGGTCCACCTGTAAACGTGACGTTTATACGATGCTGATCTGTGTTGG